GCCAAATTCCGTATAAGACCAGTCGCTGGCAGCGGGAGAAGCTGGACTTGCTGGTAGGAGAGGCAATGCGCCTAGGCTCGACAGTCCTGAGTATGGGCATGCCCATGCCCTCTCTGGAGGCAGGGTACAAAGCAGCAAGGCAGGTCGCGAAGGAGCTGGTGGAGCGTGCGTTGAGGTACGGTGATGTCGAGAGTAAGAAGCTGGACTGGGCAGTGGGCCAGCTTCCCTGGGGCCCTGAGGTGCCGAGCAGTTTGAAGGGGCTGCTGCGGGCTCTCGAGGCCCCGCCCGAGGCTATTTGGCAGTATAAGGAGAAGGAGTTGCCCAGCACCTCCTCTTTTCATCTGTTTCATGGTATGTCTTGGGCCGACGAGGCGGAGGCGGAGCAGGCAGCTGAGGTGGCCGCGGCTGTGGGACACCAGGTGCAGGTGCCCCCCAGCTCGGCCAAATTGGCAGCCATCAAGGCTCTGGCTCTGACCAACCGCGCACGGCGCGCACATCCAGTAACCTTAAGAAACGACGGCCGGCCGCCTCCCACGGCAGTCTGGGGGCCACCGAAGGCCCCCAGGCCGAGGCGGGAGGAGCGCGCAGGCCCTTCAGGGACCAGGAGAAATGCCTGGACCCCGGGCATGGCGTTTGAGGCGGAGTACTATGCGTCAAGCGAGGGTTCGGAGTATGGCGGGTACCACTCGGACTGAAGAGCCGATTTATTAGGCAAAGGCCTGCCGCCTGGGGAGGGCGGAATATAAATGCTCCCCCGTTACCGGGGACGATTATTACTCGGGTCCCGCCCATACTTATGAATCAAACCCATGGCTAAAACAAACAAACAGCAGAAGATGCAAGGAAAGAAGAAGGGGAAGACCTCCAAGCAGAAGTTGCCCAAGATGTTGCAGGGCCTGGACGAAGCGGCACAGGCATGGGCCCGCCTTCTGGCGGATCCTTGCAATGCCCCTCTGGCCAAGCCTTGCTACCCTACCCAGACAGGGGGAATGTTGATCCGCACTGAGTGGGATGGCATTATTGACTACTCTGCCACCTCCATTGGGGGTGCAGTGTTGTTCACCCCGGGTGCCCTGTCCACTGTTGCTGGTGCTAATGGCTCTGTGCAGTTCATTGACGCCAATAGTGACAGTGCTGGGCTGGGCTTCACAGCCTCGCTTGCGTCTCAGCCTGGCTACTATACAGCCCTGACTTGGGAGTCGGCACGTTGTGTCGCCGCCTGTGCTCAGGTCTCGTGGCCTGGTTCTGAGCTCAACAGGCAGGGTGTGATCAGCTTGGCTCAGGTGCCAGCTGCGACCCTTGTCACTTCGGTTGGTGGGCTTTACAGCATTCAGCAGCTGAGGGCCGCCTCACCCTATGTCGAGCGTATGCCGGAGTCCATGGCTGAGGTGAAGTGGCGCCCTGGCGACAGGGACAACCAGTTCACGCCAGTCAACTTGAACCCTGGGAACGCTGACGTGGAGGGGCGGAACTCGCTGCTGATTACTGCTTCTGGCCTGCCGGTTTCGACTGGCATTCGGGTTCGGTTGGTTGCGGTTTATGAGGTGCAGTTTACTGCGTCGTCAGGCCAGATCTTCACTATGGTGCCCCAGGCAGGACCTTCCTCCAAGTACTCCGCCAATGACATATTTTCATTCCTTGACAGGGCAGGGAACTGGGCCTACAACCTGGCTACCAGCCCTGCGGCGAAGTTTGTGTGGAACACTGGCGTCAGCCTGGCCAAGAAGGCTCCACTCATGTTATTGTGAGCGGAGAAAAGTCTTCTTATTCCTTAACGTATGTACAAAAACGTGAGGTCGTTTTCCTCTAGCACACGGAGG